TAAGCTCCATAAGCACTCATTCCATTGACAAGAGAAAGAGCCAACGTGGATTCATTCGTAACTGTATCCATCTGCTGGTTAAATCCTGCGCCACCAGGAGGAGTTTTGGCATCGTCACGCATCATGTACGTGATGTTGTCGTTGGAAAGGAAATTGTAGGTAATATCGCCATCTGCCGATGTGACGTGGTCAGTCCCAAAACTGACCACTGTAATTGGCGTCGTAGAATGCGCCACTGAGGTTGTGACGTTTTGCGGAGAGGAACTAGTGCCGCCACTGGTTACGAAGCAGGAATAGATGGTATTTGGCGAGAGTCCGGTAACGATGGCTTGATGCGAGGTGGAGCTTATTGCTACGGTATTATCAATAGCGGCTTTCCCGCCAGCCGATAGGTTTGAGTCAGAAACTATATTGGTAGTCCATGTAGCCACAATCGTTGAGTCAGTTGTTGTATATGTCGGACCAACTGTAATCGTTGGAGATCCACCTATGATGAAAGCGATGGCTACGGCACAATTCGTATTCGATCCACTGGAGAATGAGCCCGAGTTAGCATAAGTTCCTGCAACTGAACTCAAGGAGTCGAGCAAACTTGCCCTGACTCCGATTCCTGCATCCACTAACTCTGACCTGACAGCCAATGGAGCAGTGGGAGATAAAGTCACTGCACTAGTTGTGACGTTGTAGACAAATCCAAGGATCAAATCTGTGGCTGAAGTAACTATATTCCCACTGCTGTAAGTTGTCCCTGTGAGCTCTCCAGCATCTATTTGAGTCGTTCCATCCTGCGCGTTTATACCGGCGTACTCGAAAACTCCCAAAACGATGGTAATTGCATTTGCACAGTTGAAAGTAACTGACGTTACGCCAGCCACAGAATTGATCATATATCCAACAAGCAGAAAACCGTGGCCGCCTGTAGGAATTGCCCAGGTTTGCGCAGCGCTGTCTGCAAACGATATAGCTCCAGTACCGCCATTGGTGTAGGCACACGCTATAAGCGTAGATCCGGCCTGGGAAGCAGTAATGGTAGTCGTTATCGAAGTGGCAGCGGTTTGCCTACTGAATACTTGCTGGATGGCAGTCGCTGGCATTTAGTGGTGCCAGCTTCTTGCATTGATTGCAAATGTGGCCCGTTTACGCTCTGCCGGCGAATCGCTGTGCTTGGCGCTCATCAGCGCTTTGAGCGGGATCTTCTTGCCCTTTTTGACGCCTAGGTTCTTGTGGAGCAATCCGCGATGGCTGGGCTTGATCTTAATCATTTGCTCATCAGCGCTTTCAGTCCCATTTTTCGCCCTTTGGACTTGTATTCGCTCTTACCTTTAGCCGCTGCACGCTTCTCGCTGAGCATGATAGCTATAGCCTGCTTGGGATTGCTGACTTTTGGCCCTTTCTTTGAGCCACTGTGCAGATTGCCAGTCTTGAACTTGTGCATGACTTCAGTGTATGGCATCTAACGCTCCTGCTTCCCGCGCTTCCTTGACTGAATGAAACCGCTGTCCTTCGACGTGAATGAATCGATTGTCAAACTCTTTGCAGGTACACTTCGCCACAATGCACGGCCCAGCCGCATGGTACATCTTGGCATGGCCGCAGTTGCTGCATTGGGCTACGTTGTCCATTACTTGGGCTTTGGAACAACAGGCGGCTTGGTGTCTGGAGGCTTGGGCGTCGGTACTATGGGAGGCTTTGATTCTGGCGGCTTGGGAAGGTCTGGCTTGACTGGCGGCGGTACAGATTCCACAAACTTGCCATCCACCGATACTGTGTACTCATTACCTTCGACGAACATCAAATCCTTCGTTGACAACACGATCTGCTCGCCCTTTTCGTCAACCAGCGTGGCCACATGCATACTGCTCGGACTCTGCTCATCGCTTACGCATTTCGCTTTCAGTGAATAGCCCACATTATCCTCCTCAACTCATCCATGAATTGTCCTGTTCGCCAGGATAGTACATCGGCGGTGGATCATCTTTCCGCTTCGGCATCACATTTATGGCAAACGTCATCGCCAACATATCCCCAATGTCGGGAGATGACAAGCCTCTTTTCTTCATATCTTCTTTGCGCTCAAGCTGAATCTGTCCACCTTTCCCACCAAAACCGTATTCAATCCCTGTCAGGTCTGTATCAACTTCAGGATCGTTGGGGATTTCTGCGTTAGCGATGAGCCACTCACGCATTGCTCCCCAAACTTCAGCGCGACGGTTAAAATAGGCTGATCCATCATTTGCGGATGCGCCTCCATGAAACTCAAAAAGTCTCTGACCGAAACCACGGAACTTAATATGGTCAACAACTCCCGCACCGAGGCCGTCTCCATCAATAACTGTGGCATCTGGCTGCTCCAATCCCATCAAGCGAATCGTTTCTTCGGCTACCCATACTGTATCTTTTCCTCGATATTTGCCTAATATGGCCGATTTACGCCCCTGCCGATACCCGATAATCGTCCGATCATCGCCGAATCTCGCAACATCCACCGACAGGATTTTGGGCAGAGCCTCGTAGCCTTCAGCGCGATATTTGCGACAGGCTGCCACAGCATCTGAAGGGATGAACTGGCTGGAACCAGCTCTCGGGAACTCACCCCGCACCTTAACTCTAACAAAGTCAGAATCTTCTCCATACAGGGCCACCCACTCATCCGCTTGCTCTCTCTTTACACCCTCTACAGTCCTGCTATCTATCTGATAAGTGCGCCAAAGATGCTTGTGTGCTCCGAATAATTCCCTGAAACGTCCTGCATTGTAAAGAGGGTTTCCGAATACTAGGAAAATAAGCTCTGCATTGTCATCGGTAAAAGAAGTCTCGGCGGCATCGTAGATAACGTTGGCAATGGCTGAACCTTCGTCAAACACCATAACGATTCGCTTATCCTGGTTGTGCAATCCTTGGAAGGTGTCAGGCTTTTCCTCAGTCCATGTCTCAAAGTCAACGCGCCATTTCTCTGGCTTATCTGTTTGCAGGGATTTGATGGACTTGGCATGGCAGTCGAACCAATGGCCGGCCAAGCTACCTTTGAACCATGAAGTCACCTCTGGAACTGTCTTAGTATCAAGCTGCTCGCCTTTACCAGCCGTTACCTTGCAGCGACAGCCCGCGCAAGTGCTCATGGCCCAAGTTAGAATCATGCCAATCAGAGCTGATTTTCCGATTCCATTACCACTGGCAACAGCAATTCTAATTAGCTTGTGTCTAGTACTTGGGTTGGAGAGTCTTTCAGTGAGATAGGAGAGGATTTCATGCTGCCAAGCTCTAAGTTGTCTATCTGGCCAGAATCCCTTTGCAAAACCAAGAGGATCATGCCGGCAGTCTGCCGCCAAGTCCATCAGCATCGCCTCTGGGCTGGTAGTAGCGCTCATTTATCCGCTTTTTTGCGTGCCTCCAACACCTGCTCAAGAGTAATAGTACCATTCACGTTCATATCCACTTCTTGTGTAACCTTGCCTTCTGTACGCTCTGCCATCTCTCGCAACATCAGCACCTTGGCCATGCCCTTTGAGGTTAGAGTGGCCATTATCGCTTCGCTTATCTCTTTTCGATTGTCTGACTTAGCTAGGAGTTTCTCAAATATCTTGGTGATGTGGAGCTTCTTGGGGCGTCCAGATGGATTCCCGGATTGGCCCTTTTGCCATCGATGGCCCTTAACACGGTCAATACGATTGGCGTATTTGGGTGTTTCTTGCTTGTTTCCAGCCTGTGCGCGACTTACAGGGTCCATAATGGCGTAATCCTAATCTTTTGTTTCTGGCTTTTCAATAGTTTCGCCACTTAAAGCGTTGTGGAGCAGGCGATGTTCCTCAATTGTCAATGGCTGATTAGCTTGGAACTTGCGTGCAAGCTCTTTCATGGCTGGTTCTAGGCGTAGCTTCATGGGCAGAATGGGACTCATAGGGGTGCGGCTGATTCGGCTATGGTGCGCTTCTGGGCCAGGGGGTTGATATGGCTTAGGTAAGCAGCACTCATATGTTGTGCTGGAGGCATCATTGCCCCGTGCGCTGCTCCCAGCCGCTGGAGACAGTTCTTCCCATAGCTGAAATCATTTTTAGCCTTTGTCATTAAAATTATTGCCTTCATGATGCCACGGCTGCTTTTTCCCATCCCATTCAAGCTGCAATTTACCTTGGATAGCCTTTAATTCGGAATAGGCATTTATCCACTGGTTTTTCCTGAGATATTTATCTATTTCATCGAGACAATAGATCAGATTCCAAGCCAGCCGTTGACGTTCTTCGTTCATCTCTGCTTTTCCAGATTTTCTATGCGCTCGGTTAATTTGTTGATCGTTGCACTGATCCAGGCATTCCATCCATAGCCGATAAACACCAATATGAATACCGCCCAAAGCTTGTTCATTACTTCATTGGCTTCCATCTAGCGTCCTTCCAGAAGAGCCATCTGGCGATAGCGTCGGAGCCTTGCTGTAAAAAGGTAGTTCCTTAGCCAGTTCATTGATTATTCCTTTTTTCTTGACTGATAGCAAAAACACGTTATAGTGCTTTTATGGCTAAGTCAACTAAAAAATGCGGTCATCGGAAAATAGTTCCACATTGCCTGATCTGTCATATGTCTCGCATTGGAGGTCTAGCCACTCCGGCACAGATTGCTGCGCGCCGTAAGAATATGGCCAAGGCCAGAGCAGCTAAAAACACTGAAAAACGCAGTACTGTATCGCTAACTACGATTTCTCTTGACTAATAACACGTTATAAACGATTATTGCGCATCGGAGGCAATATGACACGTCGCCTAACCATCCTAGCTACACGGCAAGAGATCACGTTGAATACCCAGTTTGTCTATCCACCGATTCCGATTCGAAACTTCGACTGGTTCGCTTGCAATGACGATGCCTACGACTATGGCGAGCCGAAGGGCGAAGGCCGCACAGAGATGGATGCTGTAAACGCCCTGCTGGATGAACTGGAGGCCCAATGAGCAACCTTTCTGATGCCCTGCGCGAGCAAGGCGTGTACTTTGGCAACGTGGATTACCTCGAGACAGCCATGCATGGGCTGGACTTGCAGCAGAAACACTTCGTGGAATCGATCATTATCGGTTGCATCGCGGCGCGTACCCCCAACGGTACATGGCACCGCGTTGTGGACCTAGCTGTGAAGGAAGTACGAGGTGATGCATGAGCTACGAGGACGCACGAGAAGACATGGCCTACAGGTACGGAAGTGCAGTGGACTACGAAGTTGAGGAAGAATCTGAGGAGGAATACGAAAATGAGTGAAAACACGATTCTAGTCTGTTTGGCGGGGTATGCGTTTCTGGTAGTGCTCTTTATCGCGGAAGGGCTGTATAGCGTCTCTGAATGGCTCTGGAAGCGCTGGAAGGGCATTCTGGGAGTGGGTATGGTGCTGTTTCTGGCCGGCTCTGCCCGTGCCGATACGCTCACCGAGAAACAGATTGCCCAGGAGATCAAACAGCAGTCTGCTTTGTCCTTGCGCCAGAATGTTGCTTCGTTCTGGGCCGATAATCTGCTGGCTGCCCAAGATCCATCTGTCTGCGATTACTGCTCATTTGAGCCTGATAGCTTGCAACTCTCTATCAATGCTGTACTTAAAGCCATTGGCATAGAGCAATCCGTGGGATTTACGTTCTGCAACCTAACCAACTGCATTCTGCCCAATAACCAAAGCATGATCGCTGTGGATGATCGAGTGATTACAGGCATCTCGCCGGCATTCATTAATTTTGGCGAAGTGCCAGTCTCTACGCCAGAGCCCATGACGATTGTATTGCTTTTCTGTGGTTTGCTCTATTTCTTCGCCATTTCTCGCAAAACGAGGCCGCAATGAAGCAATTATGGTTTCGGCTTGTCATATGGCTGGCCAGGAATGAAATACGCTACCTGGAAAACAGGTGTTACCAAACTGAGAAAGAATACGAGTGTTTGCTCATCAAATTGGATGAAACCATTGCAGAACGAGATGGATACAAAGCCTCTTGGGGCCGCGTTATCGAACTCAAATTGGAAATGTTAAAGGGCCAGCCATGAAAGCCGATCCTGACGTAATCGCAGTGATTGACTCCATTCTAGCCGAGGCTGGCGACGGGCGGCATGACGTAGAGTCATACCTCGAAACTGGTTACGTAGACCCTTGGGAACCAGTGCAGGGCTGGGTGGACAGGTTGAGGGGGATTAGAGCAGCGCTGGAGGCGAAGGAATGAGCGAGCAGATGAAAGAGTTGCTAGCGAGTGTAACGCGGGAAGCGACGGCAGGTTTGCCAGGAGTCCATTTGGCGAACTATGGATATGTCCTAGAAGCTCTGGAGCGCAGACTCTTGCCGCTGCTGGAGGCGGGACAGGCGATGCGAGACGAATACTTGAAACTCGCTCCGACTACAACAATTTTGAATTGGGATAGAGCGGTAATGGCAGCGAAAGAGAGACAGCCATGACTGACGAGCGCAAGGAAGGGCAGCAAGTGAGTAGCGAGAATTTAGCAGAGCCGAGAAGGAGAGCAAGATGTGGAACAAGGACATATCTAAATTGACTGATGCAGAATTGGATGAGCGTAGCAAGAAAGACCTCGCTTCCGCCCCGGCGCAACCAGAGCCGCGTGGGAGTGAGGCGCTGGACTGGGATTATTTGGTTGCGAAATGGCTGGTACAGCAGAAAGGTGACTTCCACTGGAACCAGCAAAGGGTAATTGAGTTCACTAAGTGGGCGCTGGCCGCAGCAACCTCAGAGCGTACGCCGCCTGTATGCCCCAGTTGCGGAATGAATCCCTGTGATGAGAAATGGCACAAGTCTACAGGTGAACCGATTGCCGACCGCCAGCCAGCGCCACCGGAGCCAGAATGAGTCCAAAACGTACACGTCCTTATCACGAATGGCTTATGGAGATATTGCGCGACCCGATTGTTGCAGCAGGGTATTTGGAGGAAGCTCGCAATGATTCGGAAGAAATGTACGCAAAAGCACTAAAAAATGTAGAAGAAGCTCGTACAAACCAGCCGCCACCGCAACCAGAAGCCCCTGAGAAGGAAAGCAAATGAGCCAAAACGAGGATGAAGTACGGAGAGTTTTCTATGAGCGCGGCTGGCAATCAGCAATCGAAGCGGCGGCGCAGCACATTCCTTGCGGAGAGATTCTTGCAGAGCAAGCCTGTTCTTGTGGCTGGGAAATCGACTTGACCGATGCTTCACCGCATAGCCACATCCAATGGGCTGACCATATCCGCTCCCTTCGTCCCTCGCCAGCTCCAGAGAATGCCCCTGAGAAGGAAAAGCCATGAGCGAAGCCCTGTTAAAGATTCTAGCCATATTTCTCTGCTGCGACGGCCTGGAATGGCTGATGCGGCGCTATCCACGGAGGATTCCATGAGCGCTACGATTTTCTGCCCTAATTGCGGTAAGCGAAACGAACAGGCTGAATTTGGAGAATTGCCCTACTTGGATCATAAACATTGGGGATATACATTGTGCTGCCAATCTTGCGGGAGATATTCGGAGATTCATCTATTTGATTTTAATGTAGATATCGAGTTCCGTGCCGAGCAACTCGCCGAAGGAGCAAAATGAACCTAAGAGACAGAATCGAGACGTTGAGGGACCAGTACGCCGCCATGCAGAACAGGCAACCCCTCGCCAGTGAAGCCTTTGTAGTACTGGGACTGGTAGTGAAGGAGATGGCCGAAGCTCTGGCCGCTACCGCCCAAAGCAACCATAACGATGTGGTACGCGCCGCAACTTTGGAAGATTGATGTTGACATTGAAAAACGAGTTTGCTATGAAAAGTATACGAATTCGTGGGGCCGTGCTGAAGGTAGAACGCCTTTGCCGGTTGTCGCCTTTACGCGGCCCTTCCGATTCGAGAATGACAACCGGCAAATTCAGTGATTATTTCTATTGCCAACCAAAATTCGGCGTCAAAAACGAACGCGATATTTGCGCCAGCGTGCGACGTTGCTTCAATGGACATTCCAGCGAAACTAATGCTCCTGCTAATCACAGGTTCTCCAGGCAACGGGCGGGTAGTCGATCCCGCAATCACGGATACGTCCTGGTCCTTTTCTCAAGTTCTCGAAAAGCGTTAGGTATAAGCAAAGAGTGGACATCCTAGATTTGAGAAGGGAATCCGTGTGTCTATGAAGCCTTACTATGACCATGCAGGGATTACGATTTATCACGGGGATTGCAGAGAGTTCGTAGCCGCAACAATGGCCTGTGTTACTGATCCACCATACGGAATCGGCTACATGCATGGCGAAGGTGGGGGTTGTTTGGCAAAAAGCACTATATTTGCAGATATTCCAATAGCCAATGATGATGCGCCATTCGACCCTGCGTTCCTTCTGTGGATGCAAGGTACGCTCATACTTTGGGGTGCAAATCACTACGCAAGCAAACTTCCTAATTCATCATGCTGGTTGGTATGGGATAAACGCGACGGAATGTGTACGAATGACCAAGCAGATTGCGAGATGGCTTGGACAAACTTAGAAAGTCCCGCTCGACTCAAACGACATTATTGGAATGGAATGCTCAAAGCCAGTGAGCGGGACGAACCCAGAGTACATCCAACGCAAAAACCAGTCGAAATCATGAAGTGGTGCATTGGATTTACAGACCCCGAAGAAACTATCTATGACCCCTTCATGGGCAGCGGAACTACGCTACGCGCCGCCAAAGACCTTGGCCGCCGCGCCATCGGCATAGAAATCGAGGAAAAGTACTGCGAGATTGCAGCCAAACGGCTCTCCCAGGAGGTGTTCCAATTCTAGACCTAACTTACTTCCAGATAGCCGAGTGGCGCTTACTTGAATGGGAGCAACTCTACTCTCCGCTCAACGTCGCCGGCGAACTGCAAAAGATGAAGCAGTGGCTGGATGCCAACCCTCGCCGCCGCAAGAAGAACTACAACCGCTTCATCATTAACTGGCTGAACAAAGAGAGCGCACGAGTCGAACGCCAAGCCGTAGAGGCACGCAGCTATGCCAGAGTGGGCCACTACGAAGGCACCGGAGAGCACGCCTCGCCAGAGCGCGTACAGGAAGTGCTGGCTATGATTGAGAGACAGAGAGCGAAAAAGTGAAGCCATATTATGAACATGCGGGAATCACGATTTACCACGGAGATTGCAGAGAAGTGCTGCCATCGCTGGAGCCTGTTGATTTGTTGCTGACCGACCCGCCATATGGAATCGGACGAGATGGCTCACGAGAAAGCACAGGAAGTCATGGTGGACGTAAGGCTTATGAGTTTTTGGGATGGGATGCGGAAATTCCTAGCAGGGAAACCTTTCGCGCAATGTTTGCGGCATCACGGGAACAAATTGTATGGGGAGGGAACTATTTCACAGCTTACTTACGCCCGACAATGGGATGGTTTGTTTGGGATAAAGGGCAGCGCATTGACCAATCGGACGGGGAACTTGCTTATACCTCTTTCGATAAAGCGCTGCGAATCTTTACTCTGAATCGAATGGCTATCGCTCAGGATGGAGCAGAACATCCAGCGCAAAAACCTGAAGAGCTTATGAAATGGTGCATGTTACAGGCAGGAGATGAGTTTCAGTTTATCCTCGACCCATTCATGGGCAGTGGCACCACGCTCCGAGCTGCGAAAGACTTAGGCCGCAAAGCAATCGGCATAGAAATCGAAGAAAAGTACTGTGAGATAGCAGCAAAGCGACTGAGTCAAGAAGTGCTCCAATTTTGATTGAACGGCAGCGAGCGCAGAAATCCACAGGTAATCCACAGTGTAAATAATTCCCATTGACACCGAATTCTACTTTATGGTACATTGGTGTCGTTGGGAGGGATTGAAATGAAATTCGTTCTTAACGATGGCGGTCGAGCGATGTGCGGCTTTGAAGGAAGCACTGGGGATTGTGTGGTGCGAGCCGTGGCGATTGCGACCGAACAAAACTACGAGGACGTGTACCACGCATTAGGAGAAGGGTGCCGAGAGCAACGGATTGTTAAAAGAGGAAAGAGAAAAGCCAGCGCCAGAAATGGAGTCAACGTTGGCCGCAAGTGGTTCAAGGACTACATGACAGGTTTGGGCTGGAAGTGGACTCCAACCATGCTCATCGGCTCAGGCTGCAAAGTCCATCTGCACGATGGCGAGCTTCCTATGGGCAGGCTGATCGTCTCCGTTAGCAAGCACTACACTACCGTCGTTGATGGCGTGGTCCACGACACCCACGACCCACAGCGCGAGATAGCCTATTTTGAACCCGACCGTGGTCAAGAACTGAAAGCCAATCAAGGCCGCAATCAGAATGGTGTCTTTACACGTAGTCGCCGCTGTGTCTACGGGTACTGGAGCAAAATTGAAAACCAAGCCTAGTCTGAGTATCAAAATTCCCAAGCCCTTGTATGACCTAATGAAGCGCGAAGCGCAGGCACGGGGCTGCTTTATGTGGAAGGTTTTGCAAGATGCTTTGGAGTGCTATCTAGCCGGAAAGGTGAAGCCATGAGCACAGTAGGAATTGAACTGACAGAAGCACAAAGGGCCATAGAAGTAATGAAAAGCGCTGGCAGGGTTCTTGATGGCCTGAAGCGTCGATTGGAAGAAACACAACTGCATCTCGTAATTCTCACCGACTATCTAGAAAAGCATGGGCTCTGCCGCTGCGAGAATAACGGAGACTACTGCGAGTTCCACGAAATGCTCTTTAACGCCAAGCAGGCTCTAAAAGGCAAGTCATGAGCATCCGAACCAGCGAAGAAATTGACGTATTGAGCGCAGCGCTGACGGCTGCACAATCCAAGTTTGGAGCAGCGCTAAAGGATTCAGACAATCCCTTTTTCAAGTCCAAATATGCCGATTTGAGCAGCGTCATTCAGGCGACGTTAGCGCACCTGAACGCCGAAGGCATAGCTTGTATGCAGCATCCCCAGTTGACCTACAGCGGTGAAGGCGATACGCGAGAAGCCCTGGTTACGGTAACGACTCGCTTGCAGCACAAGTCAGGGCAATGGATGGAATCGGATTTGAGCGTGCCGGCCCGTTTGCGGAACAACTTCGATGCCCAGAGCGTCGGATCGGGAGTTACTTACGCATGCCGTTATGCCCTGCAAAGCATCTGCTGCGTACCTCGTGAGGATGATGATGGCAATGCCGCTACTGGCAACACTGGCTCCAAGGAAGCCGCACAGGCCGTCGCCAAGGAAAAGATAAGCCAAGCAGCCAAGGCCGGCAATAAGACCGCTATAAAGGCACAGGAAGCGCAGGAAAAGGCATCTAGCGCAAAGGTCTCGACGCTATTTTACAGCTATCCAAGCAACCACAATGGCCATTTTGCCGAATGGCTGAACATTCCAGCTTACATTTGGGGCAACCAGGACAAGGAAGACGATCTCAGACTGGTGTTCTCGGCTCATGGCGCCAAGAAGGCCAAAGACGGCTCAGTCCTTGTTCCACAGGAGCGCATGGAAGCCTTGCTGACAGTTCTGGCCGGCGATTATGGCGTAGCAATTGAGGAGCTAAAGCCCCGATGAGAGACATCAGAATGGACAACAGGCCCACCGCGCCGGAGGAACTGACGCTAATCCGCATCGGTCATCACCTTTGGCGTTCACGCAAGCGCAAGGAATGGCCGGAAGACGCGGTTTGCGCGGCGCTAGAGACGGTTTGGGGCATCAAGGAGACATTACGGATAGGTCTGCGGAAACAATGGCTAGAATCCTATGAAAAGCGCATAAACGACCTACGTCAAAGAGGCTTCGGAAAGGCGACCCAATGAGCACCCAACCAGCCCCGCGCCAGCTTTTCCTAAGTGGACTCCGCAAGGCGAGTGCCGCGCACAAAGAATCACTCCTGGCAGCTCAGTGGATCGCTGAACTGCTAGGAGCGCAAGGAGGTGAAGTCTCTGCGGATGATGTAACCAAGTACATAAGCCCAAAGGCTCTTGGCAACGCCAGTGGCGCTATTTTCCAAGGGGGAAGCTGGGAGCCTGTCGGGTTTAAGTGTAGCGAGCGGCCAGAGCGCAGGACGGGTGTGCAGCGGGTGTGGAGATTGCGCCGTGCCAACACTTAAAGAGGAGCGAGAGCGCCTGAAATGGCTCATACGTGAAGGCAAGATCAACGACGAAACCCGTATTGCCAGAATCGCCATACCATCTCTCGACGCCAAGGCCCGCATAGAGAACCGCGAGAAGAAGAAACAAGTGAGATGGAACACGGATGAACAGAACTACAGCGAGTTTGCAGCGGTGCGCGAGGCTTGGATGCAGGAACTAGAGCAGAATCCAACACTTTTTGGTTATGCCGTTGTTGAGGCAATGAGGACTTTCGACGTGCGAACCTGGTATGAGGACCATGCTACAGAACAAAAAGGATAAGGAAGCGACCAAGGCACGCAAGTTTATGAATCCCAAGAGCTACGTATCGAGCCGCATCCATCCTGAAACCAGTCATCCCTGCCAGTACCTGAAGGGAAAAGATGTGGAAATAGTGAGGATGGTCATTTTCGAGCGTGAGAAGGGCCGTTGCTTCAACTGTGGCGCTTACTACGGCTGGGACTACGGCGAGATGCACCACAAGCTAGGCGGTCTGGGGCCGCAGCGCTGTTTCTGCGAAGAGAACCTTACCTGGAGCTGTCGCCGCTGCCACACCAACGCCCACGCCAGAATCTTGCAATGGAGGAACTATGAAAAACGAACTGATCTCTGAAGCCTCAAAGCTGGGCAAGGTCAAAAAGAAGATGCGGGACGGGAGAATCCGCTGCGACAACTTCCGCCTCGTAGACCTTCCCAAAGGGCTTGAAGTGAGCCTACGCACCCTTCTAAGGAGCCTGCCCAAGTGACCGAATTTTGGACTGTGTGCAAATGGCCGCGCTGGAGGAAATGGCTCTACTGGAAGTTTTGGTGGCCGATGCAAGCTTGGCGTGTGGAAAGAAAGATGAGAAAGCCATGACACGCAGAGAAAAGACGCTCCGGCAACGCCTGTACCGCAAGCTAGGCGGCTGCTACCGCCCGCACAACCATCTCTGGCTCCTGGTAGTAGGCGTGTACCTGCCGCTGCTGCCGCGCAAGAACCGGAAGAGGCAAATACGGTGAAGAAAGGAAATCCTATCAGGTATTCGGTGGATGAAGGAAAAACCTGGAGCAAACCGATTATGCCGATGAAGAAGCCCAAGCCAAAGAAACAAACTCTTCAACAAGTGCTTCTTTGCATTCACCTCAAAGAGCTGGGTTTTGAGACAGTGACCGAGTTGCAGTTCTGTGAGGGCCGCCGCTGGAGATTCGATATAGCGTGCCCTAACGAAAGACTGGCTTTTGAAGTTTCAGGAGGGAATTGGACTGGGGGGCACAAGCGCGGCCTCGAACAAGAAAGTGAATATGACAAGTTGAACACAGCGCAAATGCTAGGTTGGAGAGTTCTGCAGTACACTAACCGCCAAGTAACCAGCGGAGAGGCCAGAGAATTTATAAGGAGTCAGGTATGTTCCGCTTCAGCGGCGACGCCATAGAGAACCGCGATATAGGCAAATTCATTCTGTGGGCTTTGTTCTGGACTGGTGTAGTGGTATGGGGCTTGACGCTGCAAGGCTGCGGAAAGCACATCGGTGACATTCGAGAATGCAATTGTAGTTCTACGTCATGCAATAGACCGCTGCCTGGAGAGCCAACTCAATGATTATGGTGCTCTGGATAATTATAGCTGTTCTGGTGATTTCATTGATTGCAGTGATTACAGAGATACGCAAACAAAAGTAAAAGGAGACTCAATGAAGAAAGCATTTCCGGCCATGCTGGTAGCGATGCTGCTGATTGCGGGGTGTACGCCAGTTGAGCGTACTGCCTACAATACAGTAGTTGCAGCGAAGGCGTTTCTCGACAAGGAGAAACTATCCCATCCTGAATGCACAAACACTCCATCTTCGATAATTTGTGTCGATCTACAGAAAGCGGTAGCGGCAAAGGACGTGCTGATTGACGCGATCACGGTTTATTGCTCCGGCCCTGACTTCAACGCTGGCGGTGCTTGCAATGCTCCGCAAAAGGGCACTGCGGCCTACGATCAGGCCGTAGCCAAGCTCAATGGGGCGATTGCTAACTGGAATCAAGTCTCTGCGGATCTGAAGGCTGTAACGGGAGGAAAGTGAAAGCCATGTATTTAACCCTTATTGAACTAGGAATTCAGTTTCTCCTGCCGTACATCTCCGGTCTGAAGGGTGGCAAGGCGCCGGCTGAACTGATTGCAGCGATTCAGGCAGCCATTGACGGACTGATCGCACACAAGCAGGATATAATCAACAAAAGCAACTTAGATTCGCTCCGAGGTTAAGTATTCACTTGTAACGAAAAAGGAAACGTGCAATGTTTGCACGACCGAGGGTAGCAAAGTGCCTAGCCACGATCCCAAACCAGGCGAATGGGCTGAAGTCCACCAACTAAAGCGCATCGCTGAAGAATTGAAGAAGGCCAACAAACACTTGGAGTGTATCTGCGAGGCGCTGCAACCACCCAAAGCACAGTCATTAAAAGTAACGATCACACCGAATAAGGAGAATTGAATACATGCCGGCAACACTTCAGATTGGCCAGACAGCACAAGCAGTAGCTCAGGAGTTTTCGGGACTGAATGGAACAGGCGTCGTATTGCCGAATGCAGGGCCTATTAATTGGGCCTCTAGCGATGCGACGATTGCGACTGTTGACGCAAGCGGCGTAGTTACGGCGGTTGCGGCTGGCACGGCCATCATTACCGGAACGGACTCAGTTAACGGATTGAGTGGCAGCGATGCCGTGAGTGACCAACCGCTCACGGCACAATCACTAGTTGTAACCATTACTGCAAATCCTGTTGTCTAAGAGTTTGGCCGCAGCCTGAGCGCCAAAACAGGGCCGTGTACGTTCCTCCGAGGGAATAACTTCACGGCCCCACGATTTCTATGCGAATGCGCGGAGAATATCCGGCAAGTGGTGGAGAAATTTGACCCACGCGAATAGGCCCTAAAGGCCCGCTGCAGCTTCAGTTTTGGAGTTAAATCTATCCTAGGAGGCAATTGAAGACACCACGTGCGGAAGGGGAGAGCAGACTAAATGGGTCATCCATTCTCCCCTTAAAATATTATGCAAATGAGACTTCAGCGGCTGACATTCACCGACAAGAGCACCATTGGCGAACTGTACGTCAATGGCGACAAGCTCTGTTACACCTTAGAATTACCGATTAAAGACGCCCTACCAGGCTCTGCCATTCCACAGGGCATCTATCCGGTAACGAATCGCTATTCGCCTCGATTTGGCCGCAATGTACCCCACGTAGACGATATTCCGAACCGCTCTGATATATTGATCCACTGGGGCAACTACCCGACCGACACGGAAGGCTGCATCCTCGTAGGCATGACAGCAGCGCAGGACTTCATCGGCGAGAGCCGCAAAGCGTTCGATGAACTATTCTCAATCTTCGGACTGGCACTGTCCGTAGGCGAAATCTGTATGCTAGAGGTTATTGGTGGACAACTGTTTGCCGCCTGAGCTTCATTCCTAAGTAGCCCCACGCAGCCAGACAGAGCATTGTTGGCACCACATAGTTGGCCTTGTCCCACAGGTTGCTGGAGTTCAGCACAAACCCCAAGTTCCACACGCTTTGAGCGATAAACAGAAGACCTAGTACCAGAGCGATCATCCTGTCCTTGCTAGAGTGATAAAACGCCGACACGTAGAGAACGATGCCAGTGCCGGCGAGGATTGCTCCCGCACCCAGTCCCAGCCACGCCGCTAGGTTGTGCCTAGTTAAGTGTCGGTAGGTCAGGAAAGCGCAGGCAAAGCTCAACAGGAACGATAAGGTAAGTGCGATGGATTTCTTGGGATTCTTAGTTATGAAGTACCACGCCAGCGTCACATAGGCCGAGGCCAACAGCAGTGTACACAAACCCCAGATATGGGCGTACTCATAAGTCGTTTCATCGTGGAAGATGAGCGTTCCATAGAGCAGGAACGTCACCGCGCCTTCGGTCAGAATGTAGTACAAAAGGTACAGCGGCGGCTCCGAAGTAATGAGCCACATCAGGCCGAGAACGAGCAAAAGCGGCTGAATCACTCTTTCTCTATGGCGATCAGTTTATACGTGGTGTCTACTTCAAAATACGTCGCGTCATCGACTTCCATCTCGAACGTCACTGTGTTAGCCGATTTGTCTGTTACCTTGGCTGCTGGAATCTGCTTACCTCTTGGATTTGGTCCACCGCTTCCTCCAATATAGCTACCCTCCTTTCGCAATTCTCAACATAGAATATCATGTTACTTAGTTGGGCCAGATGATTTCAGATAGCCGTAGAGAATCCCCAATAGGGAAGAAATAGCTCCTACCAACATTTGCCGCCCTGCTTCCTGCGGCGTATGGCCAGTCAGCAGCAGAATCATCGCAATACCAGCAAGAAACAGCAGCATCAGCAGGAGTACTACCAGTTTCCCGCCATCAGTTTCAAGCGACTTGAGAAATCCATCCCAGGCCATATATCTAGAACCAGTACCCAAACGAATAGTTGGCAAACATGATGACGCAAATCAGCACGGCTACCCAGAAACAGACCTGATCCCACGGCGAAGTGACACCCAGGGCTGGCAATATCAGTTTCATTAGCTTGAACAGGATAGCAATCACCACCACCATGAACAGAAACCCGATAAATGCCCAAATTCCACCTTCATGGCCGAAGAATCCAATACGATGTTGGAAAGCAAGTAGTAAGTGCATTGTTACTCCTTTTTAGTCTTCCTTGAACAAAGCAACCAATTTAAACCGTTCTATTCTGTCATCAGTCTGCGCGATAATGGTCATCTGAACCGTATGCAGCTTGCGTGTTTTCCTGCCCAAGCCGTTCAGATCGGTTCGTAACTGTTTCACTTCGTTCCGCAGAATGCCAGCAGCAAAGATGCCCCCCACCACGAAGGTAATAGCTCCTATCCATTCAGCGCTCATAAGCGGTGAGTGGCCGGCATCTGCAACTGACAGAGATAAATCATCCTGACCAACTCAGACCGCCGCGTAGCCTTGCCTCCAGTAATCTTTTCAAACTCATCCAATCTGGCACGGAGTACTATCTCCTGCACATAAGGGCGAAGTACTTCCCTCAAGTCGGCAACATCTGGGGCTCTCGGTCCATGACCCGTTTGATGATAGCGATCCTCAAATTTGGTAGCGACAAGAACAGCGACAGCGGCAAGCCTTCCTTCGGGAGTATCTTCATTGAGTATTTTCCCGTCGCTCACGCTATCCTCAGACTTTGGGAGGATTATCTTCCACCTGCGTCTTGGCTACTGAAATTGCTTCCTTGGCCTTGTCCGTAGCTTCGGCAGCAACCTGTAACGTCTGCTGCAACTGGTCTGGTGCGCCATGCAATTGCAGGAACTCGAACATCCGATAGCCACCTTGGAACAAGAACATTACGCCCATCAGCTTCAGCGTATTGCCTATGCTGTTAGAGAGATTGAATGTACCTGGAGCGATGCCGATACTGGTCAGGCCAGACACCATTGCCGCCGAGCCTCCACTGATGAATGATCGGAAGATGCCCAGCATCCAGGTGGACCAATCATATGCGCGTGCGTTTACGACAGCAGTGAGTGTCATTTTTCTCCTTATAGCCTACAACCGCTCCAACTCTGAGTACCTTACGTCCCGTTGCTTGGCCCGTAAGAGGAACTGTGCGGGGACTGCCAAAAGCCGTATCTGTAAACACCAGATTGGCCGTTTTGCTGCCATTGGAAGTGGGGCTAAACGTCACACTAACCGTGCATTGCGTTGCAGTGGCTTGTGTACCTGCACAAGTTGTAGTTTTGCTGAATTCACTGGCATTCGTTCCAGTTATGGTTATACCTAGCGTCACCGTCGAACCGCTGTTGTTGGAGTATGTCACAACCTGAGCAGCGCTCGATTTGTTCTTATTGATATTCCCGAAGTTGAGAGAGGCAGGCGAGATAATCACTGGCGCCATGCCGGTTCCAGTCAAAACTGAGCAATCTGGCGAGTCTGGAGAATTGCTGCTCACGCAAGCCGTAGCCGTTTCTGTTGTTGTCGTTGTCGGCGTGAAAGCTATCATGACGGTGCAATTAGCTCCAGGAGCGACCACAAGGCTATTGGTGCAAGTTGTAGCTCCATCTATGACAAAATCAGCAGCATTAGCCCCTGAGACAGTTACGGCATTTGAGCTGAACAAGATAAGGTTGGCGGTCCCGCTATTCATTACCGTAAACGGACTCTTGTTAGTTGTTCCTTCAGAAACAGGGTTCAAGAAAACAAGATTTGCCGGAGAGATATTCACTGCCGGCGCTAAGGCGATGACTGTACCAGTTGCTTGGTTTGAGTTGGCGCTGGTTCCAGCCGAATTAGACGATGCCACTACATAAAAATAGGTTCCCGCAGATAGGCCGGTATCGGCATAAGTGGTCGTAGTTGGCGAGGCTATGGTTGTATAGGGTCCACCGCTCACCGTTGCACGGCGAACCACATAATTAACAACCGTTCCCGTTGAAGCGTTCCAGGAAAGGTTAATAGTCGAGCCAGATACCGCCGCAGTGAGGCCAGTAGGCACGCTGGGAATGGATATAGCGTTGGTTCCCGCTCCTGTGAGTATGTCTGAACCATTTACCGTCCCTGTTACGCTCAAAGTGCCGGAATAGCTGGTGACAGCCGTAGGAGTGAATTTAGCGAGCACTGTACAACTTGCGGAGACTGCAATCGTCCCGCTGGCAGCGCATTGCCCGCTTAGTCCGGTATTGCCATTGGTGAACACGCTGGGCGAAATTGCAATGCTTGAATAAGTCTCTGTCGCAGTTCCCACGTTCGATACGGTGATTGTCTTGGTTCCCGTGGTTCCAGTGTTCTGGTTCCCGAATGCCGCAGGGCTGGGGCTAAACGAAAGCAATGGAGCAGTGGTGCCTGTGGATTGAATAGCCCCAATATCCCATGCTCCAACTGATGGCCGTGCATTGCCATTCAAATCCGTCTGGAGATAGGTGAGTGTCGCAAAGAGATTTAGCCCTTTATTCTTAGCGCAAGCATCGCCAGTAACCGGAGTAGCATTGTTAGGGAAAGCCCCGCCAATGAATCCGACATTGCAATTATTGCCATTCGTCTCCCGAGCAGGAGACAGTCCGCGCAACCCAGTCAGAGTGTAATCCCCACCGAAAACATGCGCGATAGTGGGATAATTTAAGCTAGTCGTTGCGTACGTATCATAATCCCAGGAGGTAGACGAGGTGTACGATGCTATGCTGCCCGTATACACTGGCACCAATGAATTTCCGCAGCATAGGTTGGTAACGCCAAAGATGTTGTTGAGCACCGTAAGGTTGGTAACGATTCCGCGACTACTGTAAATGTTATAGCCGCCCGAATTGAGAAATGTATTGTTGGCTATGACGATATCATTCCACGTAGCGTTGCCGCTTCCATCCCCCTCGGCGTCAACGTTGCAGCCTCCAAATCCACCCGCAGAATCTAAAACGTTGTTATAAACCCTAATATGACCATTTGTGCTGCCAGCCGCTGCATTGTCCAGATAGCAGTTCTGGTCATTGGAGCCATGAACATAATTACTATAGAGAGCGCAGTACTGAGCAGACTGACATTGAATAGAATCGGAATGTCCTGAACCGCTTACTCCGGTAACTTCATTGTGATAGATAGAGGCATTGTTGCCGACATCGATTCCATCTTCAAACAGATATTGGATAAAGTTGTCGTGGATTAGAGTATTGGTGAAGGTTGTTCCATTCAACGGCGGGAACGCTTTAATGCCCGTAGCGCAATACTGTTTCTGGGTATTGACGTGGTTAGGGTAGCATATAGTGGTTCCACCGCTAGTCGGCGCAGGGCCATGCACCCAGTTGTAACCAATTTCAAGAATGGCACTGGAACCTTGAGTGCCCATACCTCCGGCATAAAATCCACCCGTATAATCAGTAGTTCCTGTGATCCCCGTTCCAAGGCATTCGATATGGAGAGCCTTCACATCATGCTCGCCGTTGTTCATGTAGCTACAGTACTTATCGACTCCAAGGTTGATAACGCGAATACCATAGGTAGTGCTGCCGCCGAAGGCTGCGTTTCCAATTACACCGTCCACAGTGACATAGGCTTGACCGTTGAAATTAATTCCTGAACTAGACCCCTGAGTGTCAATGATTGCAGTTCCACCTCCACTGACTGAGACACGAACGACATTGCCAAGGGTGCCGGAAGATCCAATAGTCAATTGTCCGGTATAGGTGTCACCAGAAACCAGAAAGAGAGTGTCGCCGGCATGTACTGATCCCCATGCGATGCTAGATAATCCGCGCCAGCCGCCGACACCGCCAGGACTGCCGGCACAAGCTGCCGATGTACCGTCGCCGTTGTTGGCACAAGTGGTAGCCGAGCGCACGAACCAGTTCGTAGCGTTAGCCGCTGAAGCGCAGAATAAGAGGCCCATTGCTAGAAACAGACGTTTCATAGGATTTGTCCTTTATGCCGCGTTGCCGTTGCTGGTGGAGATGAAATTCCCATAGAAAGAGTGGCGATGATTGGCCGAACGCTGCCTGCTGACATAGCACAACTGGTTGTATTGCTTCCAGCCGCAGTGGTTAAAATGGATTGCGTTAACTGTTGGTCCGAGGCAGCGAAGGAAGTATCTATGTCGGTTCCACTAGCTATTTGCAATTCACTGCTGTTAGGAACAAGAGGATTGGTGATAGCGTCAAAACAAACTGTGAAAGTCTGCTCATTATTTGCGGCTGTAGTATAGGAAGTGGTCAAAGCCAATGCGGAGGTTTCTGAGCCTGCGTCCAATACGCCTGTCAATCCAGCCCATTCAGCGGCTTGGATAAATAGCCCTGTCTGGCCCAGCCCTCCATGCATATTTATGCCTACGCTATATGTCGATTGATTGGTATTTGTCGAAGCGATGCATAAACCTGCCTGAACGTTTATCCCTGCATAGACGTGGGGAGTATTGCGAGCATTTGCTGGACAGTTACAACTCGTACCCAAGCATAGGGCAATGTCGGCAGGATCAAAAGCATCCGCAAACCCATACACGATTATGTTATTAGCCGTGTAGTTGTGGAGAGCACAGGTTGCACTAGTGCGCGTGGTATCAGGGTAGGCGAAGTAGCAGCTCTGCAATTTGTATACTGATGGCTTCGTAGGAGCATTTTGGGTAAATGCCATCGCCACAATGGAAGGCAGAGGAAATGGACTTGATTCATCATATTGAGCGGTAACACTTCCAGCCCCACCTGTAATCTGCGACCAGGAACCAAATTTAATGTTCTGAGAACCAATCAAGGCATCAGTCATTCCCCACTGCTCTTGGAAGAATCCAGTATGAGGAGTTAGGTCATTAGCGAGGTCTGCCCCTCCCACATCCAACCACTCGCTTGCGTTGGCCGTGGTAAGTGAGCATGAAGCGGCACCGGCAGTGCAATTAGTGTCAAACGCAACCAGCCCAACTTTCTCCCTGGCTCCTACCCACAAAACACGATTGAATCCCCCTGAAGATGTTGCGGTAACAGTGAAAATTGCATGATTGGAAGCAGGAAATAGGTAGCAACCAGTAGTCTGCCATCCATTTGTGGCATTAACGCCGCTGAAGCAAGCGGTGGGAGTTTCCGGAGAACTGGTTATGCTAATAGTTGTGGCCGCGCCAGATGCGTACATTAAAACGGCACGTCCAGCAACTGTGTTGGCCATCGTGCAGGATACACTTGTGATTCCTCCGGCATTCTGGCGCGGAGACCCACATTCATTGGAGGTGTATGGTCCAGTAACAGCATGAACTTTGTGCGAACAGAGCAGGAGCAAAAGAAGAACGAGTAGATATTTTACTCTGTGCAAGAAAGCACCCCGTTCACGAATTTGGCGGTAGCAACTACGGTCACATTCATGGCCATGATGTCATTGGCGGTGACGGTAGTTGTTGTGAAGTCACCCAAGGAAGTGGAGTGTATCGCTGTACCGCTCGATATGCCTACACCACTGGTGTTGATTGAATTGCCGCTGGTCGGAATGGCTGTTCCTGTGGCTATCTTCCAGAACTTGACGGTGATCGTTCCAGCATCGATATTCAGATTGTAGGCATCGATTGTGCAGGCAAATGGCACGGTGATGTAATCAGTAGTCGTACTTGCAGCCGTTAGCGCTGAACCAGCCGGATCGCCAACTGTGAAGCTGATACCATGCTTGCTGTGCAATGTAGGCGAGGCCGAAGTACCGCCTAGTCCACCTGCCAACTGTACAAGTCCAGCCTGTCCGGTAGTCGCTAGAGGTACTTCTAAACTGATGCTGTCCGTGTTTCCGGCTGCGGAAGTTTGCACCACTAGATTCTGATTGTTAGCTCCAGCTGCTGGTGTCGTGGAATTGAAATTCTTGATGTTCTTGGTAGTTGCTGTGCCATTGACCTGTACTTGCAGATTGCGGCCATTGCCACCGCTGATGCTCGATGCGTTTAGCTCTGAAGGTGTCAGGTTGCGAATGATTGCCGCCGTGCCGGCACCAGCGTTGCCACTGTAGATATACCAGTAAGATTGTCCATTTGTGGGGATGGTCGTTCCTACATCGCTCAAATCTCCGTTTACCGTGGTGCTGGATTGGGCATAATGGCCAGCCGTCGCGCCATTGTCCATAATGACTGAGCAAAATCCGATGATGCAGATTCCTGTAGAGCCTGTATTGCCTGGAGTTGCTCCATTCGCCGCTACTGCTACACCTAGTGGATTGTTGGTCGTGGACGATGCAAACGGGCAGATAATGGCTTTGCCTGTTCCATCATCGCAGGCGAGTTTATTTAGCGTTGTTCCTGTAGCTGCATTGTTTGTCGCCCACCAGAGATAAGCACCGAGCTGGTTAACGTCATAGCCATTGTCGCAGCGTACCGCTGTAGTGCCATCATCCAATCCGCAACCATTGCCCACCGTCGCTGCACCAGTCCATTTCGTGTCGTGATTGGCCGTACCCGCTCCGGTGATCGTTCCACCGCCACCTCCAGCCGCCGCTATCGAGATGGCATAAGCCGCTGGTGTTAGCGTGATGTTTGTGCTGGCAGTCAGAGGAACTGGTGAGCAGCGGTCATAGTACGTTCCAGGTGCCGTAGGATCTGAGAAAATGGAACAACCAATTCCCTGCGATATGGTTAACGTATTTGAACCAGTTGAGAAGAAAGTCGAAGTAGTGGCCGTGATCGTTGCCAGTCCCGCTCCATCATTCTTGATGAAAGTGAACCAGTTTCCATCAAAAGAAGTGGCCTCACTGGCTTGAGGAAGTGATAGGGCTTTAGCGCCAACGGCGGTCAAATAAAGAATCTCTCCTCGCTCTGTTCCATCGAAAGTATAAGAAGTAGCACTGACGACAATCGGAGGTACGCCAGGAGTGCAGTTTACGAATGTTGGAGGAACTGCCGTGCTGTCCCAGCAGATCGTATCGCCCTCCTGAATATTGGTGATTTGAGCCGTAATTACTGTTCCACCGCTGGAAGATGATGGAGGCCCAAGGTCAATCAGCGTCCATTTACCGCCAGATAGCAGGAATCCAGCAATGTCTCCACTCGTAACGCCACTTGGCACAAATGAAGGGATAATGCTATCGGCGCCTTGATTGCCATGATAATTCAAGCCTGTCGCATCGAAGCACAGTTGACCGCTAGAAGTTGCCGTACAGCCAGCTATTAAGGGGACTGTCATTCCCGAAGTCTCGCCTGATAGGTCAAGGCCAGGACCGCCACCAAAAGCTAGCGTGCCGTTACCTTGATTGAAGCTCTTATTGGTGTTCTGGTCCGTTACTTGGTCTAGGCGTGGGAATCCTGGTGGAGGTGCTGGACCGGAATTGGTACTGCCCTGAGAAGTGTAAGTCAGCCCATCGTTCCAAATGTCTGCACCCTGCCCTGATTGCAAAACTAAGTTTGCTTGCCCATTAATCGTGCTAGTAGAAGTGATTGTGACCGTACCAGCGCCGATATTCTTGACGCTGAACATGATTCCAGGCCCTGAACATGAGTCACTGGCTGCAAACAGCGTAGCCGCTACCGCACTGCCATTGTTGAAAGTGACTAGTTTTGTCGCATCGGTGCAAACGAATGTATAAGTAGTTCCAGTCTGGGCATTGACGCCAGAAAGCATGCGAGCCGTATTGGTCTGCGCTTGAGTACTGACTGCAAAGAAAAAGGCTAGGAATAGCAGCTTCTTTTTCAAGGATGGACTCCAGTGCAGTTGATCTGCGTCCAATGAATAGGCGAAGAACCTACAGTAACAGTCCTGACGGCCACAGAAACAGTATTCTGTGAAGCAATTTGCAGATTGGCTCTACCCGTAGTTGGATTTCCACCGTCCACAGCCGTTACTCCACTGCAAGTCACAGAGTAATTGGCATCTGCGAAAACCACCGGCCATGCAATCGAGTTGTCGCAAGTGTCAAAGGTAGAGCCTCCAGTTGTGCAAGGCGTCCCTGTAACGACACAGCCCACCGCGCAATATGTCACTGCTTGAATCTTGCTTGCTCCGATGCTGCAACTTAGTGTAGTCAGGCCGGAATTGGCGTCCAGGCAGACATTAGTACCAGCTCCACCAGTAATCATGCCTGCCGTCATCAAATGATTGTCTGAGCCCTGTGTAGCAACTTGCGGAGTGCCGCCGGCAAGCGTGAAGCTATTCGCCAGTAACGTAGTCACCGAGGCCGTATTGGGAGTGGTTGAGCCTAGAGGGCAGGGAATCGCCCATGTGCAGCCATTGAGCAAACCTGCATTCAGGTTATTGACTTGCGTGGTGCTGGAGATGACGAAGGGAGGCGTGCCTGTTGCCAGCGTCGAAGTGATTTGGCCGCTAAACGTTCCCGTAGTGGAGGAAAAGCCGTTACTAAAACTAGGTACACCAGAAAATACAGGAGTCCCAGTAAACGTTCCATCTAGGATGCCTCCACCACTCATGTTGTTTGGCCCTGAGGATGTGAAGCCGGAGTTGAATGTCACGCTGGAATTGAAGATAGCCGTATTGTTCCAGGTGTTTTGTCCTGTCCAAATATTGTTGAGTCCTAGGAGCGTATTATTGGCCGACGAAATATTATCCTCGCTCCAAAGCGTGACTCCCGCAGAGGTTTGCATGATGAATTTGTAGGCAACTGGAGTCATCCATACATCTGCCCTTCCAGCCGCATCCATGACGATTGGATTTGTATTCGGAATAACCCCAGCGGAATCACGATAAGTAAGTAGTGGAGTTGTAGTTCCTGCCGAATAGCTGAATAGTTTGCAACCTACACAGGGCCTTCCGTTATTATCGAAAAATTGTGACTTCGTGAATGGATAAAGGGCTACTTGAGCACTGGAAACAGAAGAAAAGACTAGAAAAAACAAGAAGATTATAAGAAAATGGCTGAGCAGCAAATTCCTATGTGAGGTAGGAACATGCCAAAACGTCGGATGCGCCGACATTCTGTTGCTCAGCCGATTGACCAGCCTTACAGATTCATCCCGCTTACGCAAGAGCAAAACGCTATTGTTGATACTAGAGACTTCGATTGGATTTCGCAGTGGAATTGGTCTGCCCGTTGGTGTCCAGATACTAAAAGTTTTTACGCATTTCGACACGGAAACATAATGATGCATCATGTAATCCTTGGTATTCGCTGCGAAGTTGACCACAAAAATGGGGATACCTTGGATAACAGAAGAACAAACCTTCGCCAATGCACGCACTCTCAAAACATTCAAAATCAACCTGGAAACCGCCTTAATACCAGCGGATACAAGGGGATTTACTTCCATGAGTGTGGGAAGTGGCAAGCCAAAATCACCTGCAATGGGAAGCGAATGCACTTGGGACTTTTCTCCACCAAAGAAGAAGCGGCAAGGGCTTATGATCGCAAAGCTAAAGAACTGCATGGTGATTTTGCATGGCTGAATTTTCCTGAGCAAAGCCAGTAGCAGAAGTAGTTTCTTCATTCTGTAAACTTCTTTCCCATGCGCTGCTGCAAGGTAGTTCTCTTGTTAACTGAGCCTTGCGCGGCATGATACATACCTGCATCACTTGCTTGCTGCTGCAAAACTCTCATCTGCTGCTGATAGGCGGCAAACTCTTCTGGAGTGGCAACCAATGGATTAAGAGGCTTCGGCATTCCTGCTGCTTTCTTAGCTATAAATTCTTGCTTGGCTTGCTCAAACAAGTCTGCTTTAGCCTGTTCTTTGGCTAATTTTGCTTGCTGGATTTCATCCATTGTTTTCAATCGGCCCATCTGTGAAAGTTCCTGCTGACGTTGTTTTTCTAATTGGGCCAGATTCTTAGCAAATACGTTATGCGCTTCTTGTACATCTTGATCAACTCCGAAAACTCTCCTAAGAGCGTACTCTCCACCTTTTTCCACTGGATGCGCCACAGCCTTACCCAAAGCCGTTAGTTCACCCTCTGGGGTTAGGAGCTTATTGGCAATTATTCCTTTGGCGAAGTTATAAGTGCCTTCTGCTAATCCTCCACCAATTAGGCTGCCTACATCACCGCTGACTTCCTGACCGAGCTCTCCAGCACCAGAGATTCCAGCAGCAGTGCTACCAACAAGTGAACCAGCAGTGCCACCAACTAAAGCCCTTGCCGCAGAGGCCGGTGATGCACCAGCAGCACCAAGAGAACCAGCAAATAAACCTGTTTTTGCGCCTTCATATGCTGCCCTACCTGGAGACATGCCCTCTGCTGGATTGGGCAGATTGCGAATTCTGGCATTAGGAACAAATTGCGAAGAACTAGGAGCAGCCTGCTGAGCAGCGCTTTCCTCTACTGGAGTCCAAGCCGAAGTATCCTCTACGGGAGTCCAGCCAGTATTGCTCATGGCTTTTGCTCCTGTTTCCAACCAGTCGGCAGTGCTGTTCCAGCAGGGGCTTGATGTAACTTTCCTTGAGGATCGCGAGCGTAGATAACATTAGGGGCTGCACCCTTTTTACCAGTCAGATCGGGATGCGCTTCAGTAGGATTGACTCCACGAATGTTGGGAACACGTTCACGCAAGCGATCAATGTCTGCCTGAAATTTCTTACCTTGTCCTAGAGCATAATTGGCATCAGCCGATGATCCACTGGGAAGTGTCTGAAACAAAGCACTGCTTTGGGTTTCGCTGGTACGCGAACCTCCAGTGATTTCCTTCGGCAAGCCTAGAGATGTTTCCTTCAATTGAAGAACAGACTGAATATATTCCTTGGTTTGAGGGGTAGCAGCCTTTAGAGCTAGATTCCTGATAGCGTCATTAATCACTCCAGGTTCACTGTGAGAAAGAACCTTGGAAATGATGGCCCGCTGTTCTGGCCCTTGGTTCAGAGCCTCACGCGAAGCCATAACATCATTTAACTTGGTCTGCATGGTGTTCAGGACCACAGTATGTGTTTTGGCGTCGTCTATTTGCTTGGGAGTAGCCTCTGTAATCCCTGTATAACCAGCAGCCTTGGCATCGCCTTCAGGCAACAAATGCGCTTGATTGCTTGAATCGTAGGCCAAAACTGGCTTGGCGGCATGTTGCGCCTGAGCATCGGCATGGGCTTGCTTAGAAAGTTGCAAATTCTGAAGCTGTACCCCATGAGCAAACTCTTGTTGTGCTTTTACACCTTGCGCTTGTTCTGTTTGAGTAAGGATTTTATCGATTCTGTCAAAATCCTTCTGTGTGGCATTGGCTGGTAGAGTATATTCCGCTGGCAATGCTGCACCTGGATTCAGAACCTGAAAGCGCCGAGCAAGCCCTTGATTCAGTTGTGGAACCTTTTCCCCTAGAGGCAATTCACCTTCTTTTACTGTTCCCGCTGCACGAATTTCGGCTACCTTTCTCTCATTCTCCATTTTCTGCTGGATAGGCGATGCTGCCCTTGCTGAATCCACAAGTTGTTTAAATTGCTGTGGATTGGAATCAATCAACTGCCGCATTTGCTGGATTTGAGGACTATCCCCTAATGGATCAAGCAGGCGATGGGCAACCCTAGGATCATAGTTGGCCTGTTGTATTGCATATGCGGCATGACCAAAAAGATCGGATTGGTCCTCTTGCAATTTCTGCATTTTGGACTTCATATCCACCAAAGAAGTCTGATATTTGGTGACGCCTTCTAGGATTCCAGGGATAGCCGAGCCATGCCCAGACATTCTCAAGGCTTCTGAGAGCTTGTTTGTATCTATTTTCGGCTGGCCATTCTCATCTGGAATTACAGAGTTTTTATAGGCATCATCCAGAGCTTTCTGTGTCTCTATCTGGCGTTTCTGAGCCTCCATTTGCATTTGCTGCATCTGCAATTCATTCTGCTGGCCTTGCAACTGTCCAGGCGCTAGAGCGTTCTGGTTCTTCATGCCCTGGATCTGCTGCGCTTGCGCGATGTTTGTCGCGTAATCGTTGATTTGCGGCTGCCGGCCCATCAGGGCTACAAGTGGGATGCCCATTAGCTGTTACCCACATTGATAAACGGATTCGTGATTAGGCTGCTATTGAGGTTTGTAGGCAGATTCCCGCTAGGCGTGCCTTGGGTGTCTCCAGGCATGTAGCTTGGACCACCGTAGCCGCTGTTTCCCCCGCCGCCGAATGGATTGCTGGCAAAATAGCCCGCTGCATTGTTGGCGATACCGCCTAGCGCCCCTTGCCATGCGTTGTTTGCTCCCATGATGCCGCTGGCTTGCGCTGCACCTTGGTTTTGGAGCGCTCCACCGATCTGCTGGCTTGCTGCATTGTTGATTCCAGCAATATTCCCCGCACCAGACTGGAGCAATCCTCCTAGTGTCGAACCGGCCTGAGCACCCAATTGCGACACGCCTGCAAGTCGATTGTAGAGATTGCCTTGATTGGTGTTGTAGGTGTTGAAGTTGGTTCCATAGGTCTGCAACGCTCGATTATAGACATTCCCATATTCGTTAGAAGCTTGGTTTTGTGCATAGTCGTTGATGTTCTTCGCTGTACCGCTCGAGAGTAGCCCTCCACGCGCCGCTGCGCTGTTCTGGAGCGCTTGCAAGCCTTGGCTGAGCCTAAACTGGTATCCAGGATCGTTCTGCTCTGTAACGCCCGTTGGAGCGTTAAACTGCCCATAGCCCTGTGTAAGCTGGCCTCCAGGCTGAAGTAATGAGGAAAGATTGCCGATGGAGGATTGGCCGGCTTGGGCATAAGGGCTGAGTAATCCGGTCTGTTGCCCTGCAATTTTGGTTTGATAGTCGGTGGATAGGTTCTGGTTCTGGCCGGCGACGTTGGCGGCTTGTGCGGCTGCATTGGCTTGCTTGGCGGCTGCATCTCCCGCCGCGTGTGAACCTAAGATTCCACCTAAAAGGGATGCTCCGGCGCCTATTGCGGCAACTGGCATTGGACTTCCTCCTTCGAGATACCGAGTAAAGTCATGCCTTGCAGCCTGCCATCCTTCAAATAACTCTTGGGGTTGTAGCCAAAGCGTGTCATGCCGCTACGCTCTGCAAACTTCAACGCAAGTTTATTGAATTCAGGCACTTCCGTTATCAACCTCTCGCATTGCAAGTTCGAAAACACCCATTGGATCAATTCTTTAGCTGCGATTGTGGCTTTTTCTCCGTAAGAGTGGGGCAAAAGACACGTATGCACCTTGTAGCATATTCCGTTTTCAGGCGATACAGCAAAAAGGCCCAGTATGTCTATATCCCGCTTGGCGAGCAGGTAGTACATGGCATCATCTTTAATAGGCTGCCAGCAATCAGCGCAAGGACTAGAATCATCGCTTACCCGTGGGTAAACGCTTCTATCCGTCACAATGCGCTTAATCAGTACCCAATCTTTCGTGCGTTCGATCATAATCATGCTCTGTACCAAGCCTTATGCAAAGTTCCGATTATCGGCGCCACCACGTAAGTGATTGTATTGCCGGAGATAGTGTAGTTAGTGGGCTGCACTTGCAGGTTGAACTGACCAGCACCACCGATATTCTCGAAAAGTTGAAGGGAATTAGCAGGAAATGGTGCTTTCAGGAGCGTGTAAATAGTGTTTATGCCATCCACGACGCCAACAGGAACCTCGGCATCCCCATAAGTCAGGTAACGAAGTCCATTTAAGGCTGTAGCGTCGTAAACTAGCGAGTTGGTGTCAGCGCCTGGAGCCAGCAGCGCCGTTACGCTAACGCCTTGCCCAACTAGGAGATTTCCTTTGACCCATGAAGTCTGGCCCGTACCGCCGTTTGCTGGGCTATAGTCGCCTGCTACGGCTGTGACTGTTCCAGTACGCCCAAACACGCTAGAAACCGCTGCGGTTGCTGGCAATGACCATTTCACACCGTCTGCTGAACCTGAATCGACGGTCAAAACTGCTGTGTTAGGTCCGATTGCCAGTAAATCTGTGGTGTTTACGCCACTTCCTACTAGCAGATTGCCTTTAGTCCAAGCCGTCTGCCCTGTACCGCCTAGATTTGGTGGATAATCTCCGGCTTGAGGAACAACTGAACCAGTCCTGCCGGCGAAGGATTGCACCAGAGTCTTTGCTATGCCCAGAAAGAAGTTGTTAAGCTGTAAAAACCATTGAATCCACGGCCAACTGACACCAGAAGCAGCATTCTTATCAAGAATTGGTGTCTGTGTCGGGATTGGCGGGAATGGGTTACCGGATGACACTATTTATCTCCACTGCCAGCAACTTCTAAAAAACCTGCCGTTATGCGCCAGGGAATCGGATCGCTCATGGAAATCTCGTAAACTCTGTCTCGAGCGCGTCCTAGGCGTCTGAGCATCACCCTCTTAGCAAATTCCCCTGAGAATCCGCAGCCAATCAGGTACTCATTCCCCCATGTATGGGCTGAATCATTGCTCCATCTGACGCCTACTTGCGGCTCGCGAAAGACTGCTCCTCCAGGACTAGTAATTAACAGCCCTATATCGTTGACGTAGAGCGTCCAGCGCTGAGTGCCAGAACTGGAAACCATTTGCAGAACTGTCGGATAAAGAGGATTAAATGTAACAGGACTGGTAGTCAGAATCCCGATATTGCTGACATTCACCTGCCAGGAAGTAGTGCCGCTGACCGCATCCGTGAAAATCAATGTTCCTGCTGTGCCTGAAGCCCCGCCAGTTGTCGTCAGCACGCCAATATCGGAAACACCCATTGCCCATAGAGCGCCTGTACCATCATCCAAAATGAAGGTAGTAGGCGCCTCACTTCCTGGTAGTGGAGGTACTGGGCCTAAGCCAGTCTCCAGAAATAACTGGATCTGATGGTGCATGGAGTAGTGCTGCTCATCGGAAACATGAGCACAACGCCTTACCCTGCGAATCGGATTGCCATCATCGGTAGCGAAGTCCCATGTACCGTTATTCCACTTCGGAATCTCCATATCGTAGACTTTGTTGGTGGACCAGTCGCCTACGAGGTGCTTTCCGAAGTTGAAGGTATGAACCTGAGAATGGTGAGGCTCAAAGAAGCCATAAGTCACATTCCAGAAGCCGACTTCGTGCCACATTCCAGTAGCCACATCGTAACGCCAAGTCTTTCCTGCGGCGGGAAAGTAGAGTTGATAAAACGAATGGCCTTGCATCTGGAAGGCATAGCCGATGGCATCATCAATCCTGATGTAGCCTTGCATGGCGAATTCGATAGCATGATTTGAGACTCGGCTAGGCGTGTAGCCAGTCGCTCGCCATACCACTCCGCTTCCACGATCATCACTTCCTAGCCAGAAGATTGTGTTGTCTAGCCGTGCTGGCGACCATTTTGCCGCGCAACCCTGCTCAATGAAGGCTGAAGGCACAGGAGCAAATGGGAAAATCTCCCCAGAGTTGTAGTAGACAATGGCCTTGGTTGCGCTCCAGAACCATATCTGGCGATGATCGACGAGCATGGAAACCAGATTGTCAGGGAACTCTGAGACTAGAGCCGCACCATTGGAAGTCCAGTCCGTAGCGTCCAGAGCTCCTGATACGTAGAAACGATTGGAATCGGCAATTAGCGACAGAAAGAAACCATCAGAATAGCCTACCTGTGACACTGGCCCTGTGAAGTTGGAAGCAGGAATGGTGCTGAGCGTATTGGTCAGCAAATCAAACAGGTACATTGTGCCAGCTGAGGCGATAATCATCTGCTGAGCGCTGGAAGCAAAAGACACTAATTGGCTGTCGTTCGATACCGTTCCACGCGATGTGGCTGTCAGATTAGGAAATATCTCCGCAAAATTGGTCTGAGCAACGCCAAAGGTACGCCCTTGAGCGCCACCAACTTTGATCGTGAATAGGCCGCGTACACTCATGCTGACCTAATCGAAAACGAAGCATTAAGCGCAACAGCCAAGAATCCAGGGACTTGCGCCCATGCTGGACTATAAATGCCTGGAGGAGCTGTATAAATCGTTCCCAGCATTGGGTCTAGGATGAAAAATGCAGCAATTGCAGCCATGTTAGAACTACCACCTGTAAAGAAATGATAGATAGTTGGATCGGGATGCGGTGTAGCGAGCGCTTCATTGGTAGCAAAGAAAGTGAAAACAAATCTTGGCAATGTAGTGGTAATCGCTGGAGCTGAAATTGGAGTTGTATTCACTATCGTACTGTTTGAAAACTGGTCCAATGCCAGGATATTGCGAACCAGCATCACTGCTCCACCCATATCAAAGTTGCCGAAGGAAGCCGAATTCATATTGAAATTAGCTAAAAGCGTTGTAGCCGGCACGGAATTTTGAGCTACCGCATAGAAAACCTGAAAGAACCTGAACTCATTGGGAATTGCCAGCAGACCCAAATCATAATAAGGAGGCGTCCCTAATTGAGTGAAATTGCCTGCCAGCATGGCCGGTGCTGTGACTGATGTAATCTGATTGTATGGCTTCCCTGGTCCGACAGTCGCATTGAACAAAAGAAAAAGTATGTCCCCAGGCTGGATAGCGCCCACTACTACTGGAACATTGATTCTCGTATTTCCGACGTTAGAGCCACCCGCTACATCCCAACCGTATTGATCCGCATTGATGACTTCTGGCTGGAGAAGTACTGGCGCAACTGGCGTTAAGTCTACAAACTCTTTAGTCCCTGGAGCTGGATAAAGTACGATTTGATTGTTGCCTGCTCCTGATTCGATTTGCTCAGGATACAGGTTCATCGTGGTCTGGCAATCGGCATTAACTGATTGGCTGGTGTAGGAAGGCCCAACCAGCGGGAATTTGGGCATTAGTTCCTACCATAGCCATAACCTGCTGGCATGTCCGAGTAGAAGTTGTAGTATCCGCCTCTGCCCTGTAGCGCTTGGTCACAGAAAGCCTCAATAAGCGGAACATTCAGGCTCTTGACCCGCGCAATCGATTCCACTGCCAAAGTCTGCGTAGCTGACACACTAATCTGCGAGTACTCGCCTGGATATTCAGCAATCAGACGTACCGCCAAGTTGTATCGCAACGCTTCGTTGTACCCTGGAGGGAAAGTCACATCAGTGAACAGGTCTGGGAAGTTGCGTAGCTCCTGCCAGCTATAAATGCGTGTGTTGACCTGCCCAGTCGGCAAGCCCCAGTAAGTAAGATTCCGCAGAGGATATTGCCCGTCATCATAAACCGCTGTAGGTAGTGAGGTCTGAATATTCTTTACTGGCACGTTCTGCCAATCCCAGTCCGTCAGGTAGGGAATCGGCAATTCAAGCGGTTGCAGGGGATTCGATAGCCAGACAATGCTAACTCTATCGATTCTGACTGGACGCTGGGTATTGAAATTGCCCCCAGGCCCCATCGTATACGTGCCTTGATTCGCTACCAGGGGGAATTCTTCAATCTGGATACTGAACGCCATCAAGCGCTCGGCAAGCCATGAATCCAGCATGCCATTGAGCACCATCAGGCCATCAGAAGCCTCGGCAGCAGTCATTGTTTCACCGCTGCCTAGCGCACCAATCAGGCGCATGGAACTTGCTATGAGATCTTGTCCTGTGATGGCAGTTCCTTTTTCGGCCTACCACGCCGCTTCGTCGGCAAATCGAATTTACCTACACTGGCTTTTAAATCCGCTTCTGCTTTCGCCATATCTAGCAGTGGATTCCATTCCGGCACAGTTTGAACGAAGGGCGGGTGATGTACCCACCCCTCGCCAAGCCGTTTCTCCTGCTCTGGGCTTGCCACTGTTATGCTGCCGCCGCCCACTCGCGGGTAGAGCGTTTTTGGATAACCGTCCATGAGTCCCTAAGTAAGAGTTACAGCAGTGTTGGAAACCGTCTGCCAAACACCGTTATAGGCTCTCAACCCAATGCCCGCACCACGAAAAGCAGCAAATGTGGCCGTCGTTTTGAGTGCAGTTCCATTCGCCAGCAATGTAGTAGCTGTGAGTGTATGAGCGTTTGTTGTGTCGGACCAGATTTGAATGCTCAGATTGTCATCCAGGCCAACCGTGGGAGCCGCCAGCGTCATAGCATTCACGCCAGCCGTCTTGATAATGTAATTCCCAGAGACATGGGGATTGATTGCATCCGCACTTCCCGTAAGCAGTGTGGGAAGGGCGTTGAATGCATCGCAATCCGCACCCTGTTGAAGTAAATCGCCAGTGACTGCACCTTGACTCGTTACAGCTCTTGTCATTCTTTTCCTCCTTTAAGTGGGCGGTTTTCCCGCCGCCCACGGGAAGGAATTAGCTCAAAACTACCACGCCTGCGGAAGCTCCGTTACTCAAAACTTCCCAGACCAAGTTGCAAGCCCGAAGTTTGAGGTAAGCGCCCCTGAATGCCGGAAAAGTAGCCAGACTCTTGAGAGCCGTGCCATTTGCCAGCAACGTGGTTGCCGTCAGAGTGTGAGCGTTCGTGGTGTCAGAAACGATTTCAATGATGTTTCCTTCAGCCGCAGCCGTAGGAGCCGCCAAAGTCATTGCGTCCACTCCAGCAGTCTTCACAACATAGAAGCCTGGGATAGTAGCGTCAATGGCATCAGCAGAACCGCTCAGCACGATACCTGGCTGAACGTGAGTGGTGCTGGTTTCCTTGAACGCTGCAAAGGTTTGGTATTGCTCAGTAACCAGCGGAAAGTCTGCTGGCAAACCCGCCAAAACAATGGCGTTGTTGACATGAGCAACCGAGACTGAACCGCTGACACCACGTACCACGCTGACTACCTTGGAAGTGGTGTTGAGTCCAGTCACCAGCATGTATTCCTGATCCAGAAGCAGGATGGTGATACCGATGCCTGTCTGGAAGTTAGGGGAGGTAATCCCCGTGGTGGCTGCCACGATTACAGAAGTGTCATTTGCTCCAACTGCGGCGGTTACGGTTGTGGCTACTATGCTCATATTTTCTCCTTAGCTCGCAATCCGCACGGCCAACTGGGGATATAGCGTTGCCCAGCCACCGAGAAGGTCAATTCTGAGAGGTGCGCGGTCCATGTTGATATCATACATTCTGATGCAGCGCATGGACATGTTCAGTTGATCGTCTTTCTTGCGGTCGCCCATATCCAACCCGCCATACAGAGGCAAGTCGGCGCAGGCAAACGTGAATGCTTCTTCGCAGAAAGCGATACCACGCCCTGAAGTAACTGCCGTGGTGCCCTGAACCGTCACCGCCGCCGTGTTTTGCACGCCCATAGTGGCAGCGTTCGTAGGAGTCAGAGAAGTTACGTTCTGGGTAGGACCAGAAGCAATGATGCCATTGAAGTCTGGACCGCTGATAGGAATAGTAGCGTTGCCGCTGCCATCTGAAGTCACATCAGCAGTTACCACCCATTGGGCCAGAGAACCTGTGCTCTGCCGGCTCTGAGGATTGACGGCAAACAAGCCCTTCGTCGCTGCCGTGCCAAAGGTGATAATGTCGCCCTTGTTCAGCACCTTGATGCTGTTTGACCAGCCGTTGGTGATAATGCTAGAGCCAGTCTGTACAGTTGCTGAGTTGGATACTGGAGTGCCACCCTGCGTGCCAGTCGTGAATACTGGCGTGTTCTGGTCCATGTACCAGTCAAAGCCCAGAGTGTCCTTCGACATTCTGCCCTTGCGGTACTGAGCGCTGATAGTCACCTGTGGATTGAACAAACCAGTCAATGCCGGAACGATTGTTGCCTGCATCGCTGGATTGATGACCAAATCCCTGATATCCACTGGCGCTGCGTTTTCATCCAGTTTCTGTCCAGCCGCCAAGTAGGTATTCGAGGTATTCGGAATGGTTCCAGGAGTGCCAACTTCGTTGTTGACGTTCAGGAATTGCTGCATACCGTCGAAGTCAATCTGGTTTGCCATGCTAATCATGGCTGGACGGATGAAGCGCTTCGAGAAATCGTCAATGTCCAAAGCCAACTGCGAGGAAGTTACTGCAAAAGACCGCTGGTACTGAGTCGTGAGCACCAAAGGTACAGACGTTTCAGTCAAATCCTGCAACTGAAGTCCTTGCCCTTGAGTGTTCGTGAATCTTACTGGCTTGCGGATATTCAGTACTGATCCGATCTTTGCGCCGGATTTGGCGAATTGATCGTCGTACTGCCTATCAACTCCCCGCGTGAAACTAAGGTTGTTTTCCAGTACCATCAGCCCTTCGCGGGTAATCATGCCGATGGTAAGAAGTGTATTAGCCAAGCTGTCCTCCTATCGATTGAATTTAGAAACGGTTACGCTTCACCGTTTCCGATTCGGTAGGAGTTTCAGAGCGTGAGCACGCCCTACGGAAAGTTTGCCTGTGTCTTATTCAGGCTGTTTTGTGGCTTTCACGCCACACAGACAGTACTGTGAATACTACGATAAATTACCGATTGCAATAGAAATTATTAGCCACGTTCGCCAGCGGCACGCCTTTTCTTGTACTCGGCCATGTCAACCTGATCAAGCGGCGTGCTGTTCTTCGTCGCTCCACCGCTGACTGGCTTGATTGGCGCTGGAGCCTTGCTAACTAGCTTTGGCTTGGGAGGCTCTTTCTCTTTAGGTGTCAACTTGTCTGAAACACGTCCAACCGCCTTGCCAATCTGTCCAGGCGTCAATTCCCCAAGTTTTTCTAGTTCTTCGGGATGAGTCGCATAGTAATATACAATCTCAGCGCTATTCTCATCCTCTTTTACGGCCTTGAAGAATGAAGCAGTCGCTTCACGCTCTATGATAGTCGGACTATCGAGATTCCAAGGCATATTTACAGAATTTACTGTATCTTCAAAATCCTCATGCTCCAGTTTAGCGACTTCAATACGAGCGAGATGCGCCTCATTGATGCCGTTTATCATTTCCTGAGTGTTTCTAATATCTTCCTGTTCTTTTTGTTCCTTCAGTTCCTGCCGCACTTCCCAGCGTACATGGTCCTTCAAGTACTTCGTAAAGTCGGTGTAATCAGCTTCTTGTGGCTCATCGGTCGCTGATTTGGCTGGCTTTTCTTCCTTGACGGTGGACTTGGATTCCAATTCCTTGACGCGGCGCTCTAGTTCCGCTGCCCGTTCCTCTGCCTTGGACTTGTCTTTTGTCAGTTTCTCAATGCGCTTCTGAAAGCCGCCACCCTTAGCCTTTGGCTTAGGCTCAACTTCGGTTTCTTCTTCCTGCTCAACTTCTTCTGGCTCTTTCTCAGCAGGTTCTTCAACAGATGGCTCTTTCTCTATTACGCTCTTGCCCTCCAGCCGTGCCTTCTTGTACTCAGCCTGAGTCATTTCCTCTAGCGGCACTTCTTGCGTTACTACTTCATTGTCCATTCGTTGCTCCTTGTTGGGCTTGCTGTGCTGCCATGTTCATATCGTGAGACTGGTCTGCTTGCTGGCTCTGTTGCGCGTTTAGTGCTGCCTGCTGAGCCAGTTCCTTCTGGTGCGCTTGAGCATCGTTCTGCATCGCTAGTTCGTGAGCATCGCTGTGCAGGAGGTCATATTGCGCGATTTCCGATTCTGCAAACGTCTGCTGCAAGTCCTTGGAAGCGTTAATTTGGGCTACGGCCAGCTTGGTAGCTTCCTGCATCTTGACAATGGCCTGTTTCGACTGTTCTTGCATCTGGGCAATCTGCGTTTTGCCTTGCTGCTCAACTTGCTTGGTCTGGATTACTTCCTTAGCTTCGTTGAGTGCCTTGGTCAGCAAATCATGCTGCTGCATGGCCTGGTCTAGCGTGGACTTCATGCGTTGAAGCTGTACCTGTGGATCGCCTTCGTCGCCTCCTAGAATCTGTGGAGGAATCATGCGCTTGAGACGATCTGCGAACTCCTTGGCCTGCGGAATGTCCATGTTGGACACCACAATGTCAAGCGTATTCGCTGCCATTTGTGGAGGCATTACTTTCAGAAGTTCTAGTTGCGTGGCTACCGACTCTTGCCGCTTCGTCTGGTAGCTCGGACCTACGTTCACCGTCACATCGTAGCTGCCCAGCCCAATGTCATAGATTTTCTTGATGGCGTCCGTAGTCAGTTCCTGCGCTGCGTCAGCCTGGTCCTCGCCATTGTGAATCACTACCTGCTGTACGCTCGAATCCGGCTTGATAATCCGCATCACTCGCGGTGTATCGTAAACCTTGGGAATCCATTCAAGCAGTACCTTGCCGAAACGGCGCATGGTACGCGCTACGTTGTCGGAGTAGTTCAGCGTGGCTAGAGAGCCTTGCTGCTGGAGCTTTTCGATTGCTTTGCCCGACTCGTCGCCCTTGCGCTGGCCTAGCGATGGATCGTAAATTCCCAAGGAAGCCTTCAAATCGAGACTGGCCTGTCCGATAAGCTGAGCAAAACCTGCAATGGGAGGTTCTACCGAGTTGCGCTGTGGAACTGGTGCAGGCTTTCCTGCTACGTCTACCGCCTTGTACGTCAAAGTCTGAAAGTTGCGAACGTTGGACGATTCCCAGAGCTTTTCATAGCCCTGCAACTGCCCTTCTACGACGATCCAGGGTGCCTTCGGAGCCAATGCACAGGCTTCCGTAGCCGCTGAAATCATGTAATTGTACTGACGCTGAGCATCCTTGCCATTACGTACTAGTCCGGCTAGATACCGTTTGCCGTCCACTTCAATATCATCGCCCGTTGCGGTAAAGATGGGGATGGAAGTCCCTGGGAGCTCTTGTCCAGACTCGCCACCCTCTAACACCTGAAAACAGTTAATTTTGCGCCAGATAACGCGCTTCTTAGCTGGTTTATTGCCTTTACTCTTTTCTTCTATGACCTCAAAATACTCTGCCACGCGCACATATTCTTCATTCTGCCAGCCTGGAGGTACATCGCCCTGCGAGCACAAGTCGCTTAAACTGCCGTAAGTCTCTGGATTCTCATCCTTGTAGGTCGTTAGCGGCACATCCATCGTGATGAATGCCCACTTAGCCTTATCTTGCGCGACTCCAGGTTGCCAGTAGACGCTGAATTGATTGGGAATCTTCTCAATGTATATTTCCTGGTTGCCTTCATCGTCGGCGTAATCGCTCAAGATGCGCCAGGAACCAAACCCTGTTCGTACCACACACTCATGCGCCCAATCATAGGCTTGCTCGGCGTCAGATTGCACTTCGATGTGCCGGATGATGCCTTGCAGAATCTCCGCTGTATCTACATCCGAATCACTGCCTACTGGATTCACATTTAAGCTAGGGCGGGACTGGCGGTACTCGTTGCAAACGATGCGGATGGACTGCTGCATCTGGTCCATCGTCAAGCAAGGCCGGCCATCAATCATGCGCTGATTGCGGATCGTCAGCGGCCATTGCTCGCCTACGCTGAATTTCAGGTCATCCAGCGATTCAGCGCGGTTCATGGATTCAGCTTCAGCTACCAGCTTGAACCGCTCGAGAGCCAGTTCGACAGTCTTAGAAGGAGTGTAGGTTTCATCCATTGTTTATAATTGCAAATATATCAGCAACTTGCACCAAATGCAGCGTTTCCTCGTATCTGAAGTCTACATGCTGGAAGTCAGTTCCCAGGTCATTCCACTTCGAGTGGAAGTACACCAAATCTCCAGCCTTTACCGTGTCCACCTTCGGCCCCACAGCCAGCACTTTGCCCTTGATGCTCTTGTCTTTGGCTATCTCAGGCGCCACAATCAGCCCTTTTTGCGGTTCTTCCAGCCTTTTGATGAGTACACGGTCATTACGCGGTTGAATCAAAACTTCCCTCCTAAAGCGAACTGTAGCGCTTCCTTCCAAGTCCTGAACAGGTAAGGAATAGGCAAGTGAATGAACGGAGGAACCACTATCCAGTCATTATTGCTGGCTTTGAATATCTTGTACTTTGTGCAGCGACTCAACTGGTTACTGCTTTCTTGAAGTACGTATAGGGCCACCACGTGGCGCCGGCCAGTACATCAGCCGTGCTTGCGTCCCATGTACCGCCCTGATTTTGCAACTGATACACAAACTGCGTGGCAGTCTGATAGTTGGGAAGCGCCAGCGCCACCGTTGTGCTGCCATCCTGCATTGTCACTGTCACTATTACAGGTTTTGCCATTCACTCCTCCTAACCAGTTGTCACTTTCTTCCAATCTCTATAGGGATACCAAGTTGCCGGTGCCGCTGGGTCTGGCGGTACACTCCAAACCCCTCCACTTTTACGCAATTGTTGCACAAATTGAGTGGCTGTCTCATAAGTTGGAATGGATAATACAACTGTTGTACCGTCCAGCATAGTGATGGTCGTTTGTGATGGTGGACCACTGGATGTTGCCGTGAAATTCACTCCCGTAAGATTGGTACTAACTATAGCTATACTCTGGCTGGATGGAGTAAAAGAAATACCAGGCTTAGAGGGAGTAATGATATAAGGACCGCTGGCAAGGCTTGTCGTTTGATAATTTCCGCTTCCATCGGCGGTAACACTTCCTGAAGCAGTTCCCGACCAAGCAACAGTAGCTCCAGCTCCAAGTGCTCCCACACTTCCAGAAACGATTCCCTGTGAGTAGAAAGCTCCAATGCCCACAGTGGCTTGCAAGCCAGCGCCACCACTTGGAATGACATTGAAACTTGATGTAGAAAATCCGATGGTGGCATTGAGATTATCTTCAATAGCCGTGAAATCCGTTATGCCTCCCGTAATGGCATGGGCTCGCAAGGTATAGCCAGTCCCCGCAGAAAGTGTTTGACTGCTGGCAGCTCCTAGCGTAACCACGCCAATCAACAAATCTCCGGTTTGCACAGATATACTTAGACTAACTGGAGTATTCTGGCTGGTATTTACATTCGCTGCGGAAGCTGAACGTATCGCAGTAGGACCATGCCATTCACCAACACAAATATTGGTTCCAACTACGGAAGCGCCGAAGTTCAAAGTAACAGTACAAGCGCCAGTCGAAGTAGCCCATGCATAAGCCCATCCACCTTCAATTGGAGTCCCGCCACCATCGGTCTGGTCATACACGATGGTCCAATTGCCAGTGGTACGTGTGCTAGTAACGGAAGTTAGCTGAGGAGCGCCGCTTCCGTTATAACGCCACGAAGTAACCAGCAAATTTCCACTGGTCACATTGGAAGTATAAGCCAGCGTTCCCGTGGTTCCCGTTTGTGCCACCGTAGTTCCTTTGGCTTGCACGAAAACATTGGTAACTGGTGATTGTGCGGCAGTGGAAACCGTCAAGGTGCTGTATGTCGGATGATAATACGGAATCTGATTATTGAAATCGCCGGAATAAACCACAGTCAGCGGGATGTTGTCTGTCAGAACATTGCTTGCGGCAGTGCGGTGCAGGATGGTATGGCAATACCAACCACTTGGATTGTTTTGTATGGTTCCGACAAGAGTCCACGGACCAGCGGGAGTTGGACCTTCCAAAACTCTCCAGATCGTGTTGGAAGTTGAAGCAGTATTAGGCCGATATATGCTGAAAAGCAAATAGCGGTTGATGGCGGGGATGAAACAAATATCCGGCCATCCTACGGTTGCAGCCGCTGGCGTATAGATCGAAGTCAGTCCGGTTGAAGCAGACTGCCAATTCGCATCATTCACAAAGTTTGCGTCAGTAGGAGATGTTGGTCCAATCCAGAACTTCTCTGCTGTACGGTCCAGGCTGAACAAACTAATGCGCGGGATACGACCTAAATAAACATTGTTGGCAGCATCGTTTGGACCATTGAGAATGGCAAAATAAACGTAAGCGTTCCCGCCGCTGAATCCGTTGCCAGTCGTGTTGTATCCCAGCGTCCCATCGTCTCCGGCATATCGAACCGGAGTCACCCAGCCAAAAGTGGAATCCGCTCCAAAAAAGAACGGCGCTATGGAGTTGTTACCACTATTGGGATAAGCAGGAATGCCATTGGCATTGAAGGTTGTGGGATTATTGAAGTTGCTCCAAGTTGCACCGTGGTCATCTGAACGGATAACATTTCCATAATATTGCTGGCGTACTGGAGAGACAATGTAGTGCCGTCCAGTAAACCAAAAAAGCGAACCAGCCATGCCGAATAAACCGTTTCCCTTGTTCGACAGTGTATGACCGGCTGGCCCATCCGTGCCGTTTTCCGTGGCATAAGCTCCATAAGCACTCATTCCATTGACAAGAGAAAGAGCCAACGTGGATTCATTCGTAACTGTATCCATCTGCTGGTTAAATCCTGCGCCACCAGGAGGAGTTTTGGCATCGTCACGCATCATGT